TTATATGAGTTCACCAACTAAATCATATACTTTAGATGCTAGTGGTAATAATATTAGTTATAATACCATGCGAGAAGCAGGAGTTTTTTTATATAACTCGGCTAGTGGAGTTTTAGTAATGAACCCCATATATAGGTCAACACCTTATTATAATAATTTTTATGGGGTTATTGACACAAGTGGAAATATTCTAGCATCAAAAGGGGTTGGTGGAACAGGTGGCACTGGTTTGAATGCTTCATTTAGTTTGGCAAATAATGATGACGCATATGTCGTATTTCCAGGATACGGATTAAAAGTTTATGATGGAACGCCTCCATATTTTGGAAGTCCACAAATTAATTTTGAGAATACAACATCACAACCTGCTTTTGTTAGAGGACCAGCTGGTCATAATAATCAAGGTGATAGTTGTCGAATTTATTATAATGGAGTTGAACTAATATAATATCTCAATTAAGTATATATGCCTAGCGAAGTTTTTTTATCGTTGATTGTCTCGACATCATCAGCTGTTTTTTTGACTATAATTGGTGCTTGCATAAAATCAAAATGCACTGCTGTAAAATGCTTTGGAATAGATATACAAAGAAATGTTGAAGTTGAGGAACATATTGAGGAACATCAAATGGATTTGAATTTAGGTAGAAATAAAACAGAAACTATTTAAAGACTATCTTATAATATCTTATAATATCTTATAATGAGACGCAAAATTGACTATACAATTACACCAGTAATATTTTATAGATTTGTCTGTAAAGACCCTACTATAAAAAACTCTTATGTAGGTCATACTACGAATTTTGTTAAACGAAAAAATAATCATAAAGTATTATGTCATAATTCAGATTGTAAGGAATATAATTGGTTGATTTATACAACTATACGAAATAACGGAGGGTGGAATAATTGGACTATGATTGAAATAGACTCTAAAATAGTATTAAATAAAAAAGAGGCGATAAAAATAGAACAAGAATATATTAATGAGTTTAGTAATAATATGAATACACAAAATTCATATTCTGGGTATGATACAAAACAAGAATATGATAAGGCTTACTCAATTAATAATAGAGATAAAGTATATAAAAATACTAAAAAATATCAAAACTCAGAAAAAGGAAAATTAACTACTAAATTGTATAATGAAAAAAATAAAGAAAAAATAGCAGAACAAAAAAAACTTTATAGAGAGTTAAACATAGAAAAAATATCAGAACAAAAAAAACTATCTTATGAAAAAAATAAAGAACAAATAGCAGAACGACAAAAACTTTATAATGAAAAAAATAAAGAAAAAATAGCAGAACGAAATAAACTTTATAGAGAATTAAATAAAGAAAAAATATCAGAACTAAAAAAACTTTATTATGAAAAAAACAAAAAAAAACAAGAAACAAATATCTAATGCTATTATATGAGCGTTTCGCTACAAATTTTAGAAAAACCAATTCTCAAAAAAACAAAGATGAATTGTGACGGTGTTATTGATAAATCCCTTTTAGAATACCCTATGATTGAGGACTGTTTTTCAAAAACTAATTTTACAATATTTATAGGTGGCATGGGTCAAGGAAAGACCAGTCTTATGACGAGTTATGTAAAAAATATTTGGTCTAATTGTTATCATAAAATAATATTAATTATGCCAGAGAATTCACGAGAGTCGATTGAGAATGATTTATTCGGTAAATGTCTACACCCTAATCAGTTATTTACAGAATTAACAAGCGATGTATTAAGTTCAATATATGATGATTGTAAAGAGTCAAGTTCAGATAAAAAAACAACGCTATTAATAATAGATGATTTTCAAGCACAACTAAAAGATAAGGATATAGTTAAGGTGCTTCAAAAAATAATAACAAAGATGCGTCATCTAAGAACGACTATAGTTTTATTAAATCAGAATTATCAAGCTTTACCAAAGATGTTGCGAGAATTAGCAAGTAATCTTGTAATGTTTAATTTAGGAAAGTCCCAGATGCAGAAAATATTTGATGAGAGTATCCAATATCCAAGAGAAATCTTCCAAGAATTAATGAAACAAACATATCAACAACCACATGATTATATGGTTGTCAACCTCCGTAATAAACACATCTATAAAGGTTTTGATAGGTTTAATATCAATGAGGATTAATTTATTTTATATTGATATAATATAATGCAACTCAAAAACAATGTTGTTCGTTTTGCTAAAAATGAAGGTGCAAAATTACTCGGAAATGTTAAGAATATGTCAACCGTTATGGATAATCCAGCAGTCAAAGCCGCTATGTTTGTAGGTGCGCCAGAGATTGCTGGACCTGCTTACCTTGCTCAAGAGTCAATCAAACATGCGGTCAAGAATTTTGGTAAATTAGAGAAAAGAAGATAAATCATTATTTTATATCTCTGGTAATATAATATAATGAAGAAGGTTAAACAAAAACAGAAGCAAAAGCAGTCCCAAACTGTTAATATCAATTTAGGTAATGTATTAAAAAAGAAATCTAAACCAAGACGAAAACCACAACCTAAACAGACATCACCTTTAGCAGCTCCAATTACATTTAACGCTCCTCCAATTCGTGAATATGTCGACACAAGTTTATATAATATACCTTCAAGATTAGAAAACCCATTACTGATAAGGCACCCAGTAAATCCAATATTACCTGAAAATCCAATATTACCACATGTAAATACAGTAGGTCCGATACAAAGTAATAACCCGTTATTTCAAGATAAACCAAAAGAATTAAAAATAATAGATGAACCTATTAATAATAAACTACCATTTTTAGAAGAGTTACCTGGATATACTCCGCAGTTTAATTTAAACAAACCAAATAGACAACCAAATGATTATGAGATTGAATTACAAAAAAAATTAATTCAAATACAAAAAGAAAATTCAATTAAAAAAAAAGAAGAGACTGCACGGTTAAAAGAAGAAAATAAAAAAATAAAAAGAGAAAAAATAATACAAAAAAAAAGAGAAAAAGATGCTTTATCACAAACAGATATGTTAAATTATGTTACAAAACCATCAGTATCAATAAAGAAAGACATTCAAAACTATTCGGTAAAACCTGAAGAAACTCAAACAATAGTTTCAGCCCCTCAAGAACCGCAAACCATATTTTCAGCACCTCCACAACAAGAGAATATAACTTCATTACCTATATTTTATCAAATGCAGACGGAGTCTAATTTGCCAACTGAAGAATATGTCAAAAATATGTCACCAGAAGAGGAACTTGCTTTTAATAAACATATAACAAAAGCTCCAACAAAACCTCCACCAAAAAAACGACCTCCTTCTGAAGAAGGTAAAAAAATAGTAGCAAAACCTATAAAAATGGACGCAGATGGTAACCCTATTAAAAAACCAAAAACAGAAAAACCACCTAAAGATGCTCCATTAAAATTAATAATACCACCTCCATAAATAAAAACTACTGTTATATAAATGACAACAGTCGGTCTCGTTAAAGAAACAAGTATTTATTTATTTAGCACATCTAACCTCTCAGGTCAAATAATGAACGCAGATACCGAGTGGAAATCTCAAATACTTTATAATGTTCCTGACATGATAGTAGATGATGAAGATATAGAATATATTGAATACTGTGTCAACAATGCCCAGATTCCAGTAAGTTTTTATACAATAAATGATACAAATAATCGAATGAGTATTTATTACCCTAATACGTTGACAACTGTGAATTATGATTTAGATTATGGTAACTACAATACAACCTATTATATTCAACAAATGAATTTAATAACGCCTGTAGGCATGGTCATAACCTTAAATACATATAACTCAAAATTTACCTTTACATATACTCAACCCTTTACTCTTTTAGGAACATCATCTCAACATAAAGTATGCGGATTTTTAGGTAATGTATCAGCAACATTAATAGGATCAGATTATGTTCTTAATTGTCCCAGAGTTTGTAACTTCTTATCATTACCCAGAGTTATAATAAGATGCGATGAATTATCGGCAAATCAAGTTGTAGGTGGAGATAATGGTAATAATGTCTTAGTTTGTATTCCAAATAATAGTCGTCCAAATGGAATGATTACTTATGACAATACAAACAACCAAATGTTTTTATTTAGCAAACCTACCTTATCAAGATTTACAATTTCATTTACAGATGATTATGGAAACCTATTAAACTTTAACGGAGTTATTAGTTACTTTAGTCTTCAATTTAATATTTACCGCACATTTAAGGAAAAGGTGCCGAGTTTTAAAAGTATCTTAACAACCGTTAATTTAGAAACAATAAAACGAGTTCAAGAATCTAAACAGAATAAAAAGATAATAGCAAACACACAAATTTAATTTCTTTTAGTATAATATAAATGTCTCTACCATCCAGTGTATCTCTCCCCGCCGAAATGCAATTAGGTTCTTTAGATTATTCTTTACCACCAGAAGCCCGTTCATATCAGGTTAAGGTTCAACCTTCAAATATAAGTTCAATAGTATCTCCTGATATTATTCCAACAGTATCCCAAGTTGGAGGAGATTATTCGTTTCCTTCTCAGCAAATTATTTTTGATATTCCCTGCGGTTCATCACCATCAACTTTTCTAGATAATAGATTTTCTACTCTTAATTTTACAGCAACCTATGCGTGTGGTTCTACGACAGGGGCAGTCACAACTAGTGCTTATCTTAGGTCAAATGCTAACTCATTTTTTGACCGTATGTATATTACCTCACAAAATGGTCAAATTTTAGAAGATATTACAGAATATGGTCTTGTAAATGACCTTTTAATTAATTTCCAAATGAACCATGCTGTAAGAACCGGAACAGCTATGCAATACGGATTTGATGATACTAATAATACTACAAGTCAAGGTCACTCAATATCTACTTATACACCAAATACTGGTATGGCAGCAGGAGATACCGCTACGTATAGTTATTCAGTACCAATTTTATCTGGTCTAGTTGGTGTTTTAGCAGATAAGTTTTTAAATATTGGTAGAACATCAAAATTACAATTAGTTCTTCAAACAAGTTCAATTTTACCAATTACTTTAACATCTGGAGCAACGGCAGGTTCGCTTAAAGTTACTTTATCTAATTTTAGTATTACTTGTGAATATGTTGATATTGGTTCTAGTGCATTAAAAATGTTAGATCAAACCTTAATAAATAATCAGGCATATATTCACGGTGTATCTTATCGGGTTACATCAAATACTATCCCAGCATCATCTTCAGGAAACATTTCATTATTGGCTGGTATACGAAATTCTTCTGTTAAATCTCTTTTTGTTAAATATGTTGATAATGTAGCAGTAGCAATTACAAGTTCAGTTAATTCAAAATATGATGGTAAAAATCCAATGATTAACAATTTCGCATTTAATATAGGAGGCATGAGATATCCCTCGAATCCATTAAATCCCCTTCTTTTACCAAGTCAAGCATTCAGTGAATGCGAAAAAGCAGTCGGATCGTTCAATAATGCGCAATTTCAATCCTGTATTCCAAGAGTTCAATATTGTAAATTAAGTAAAGGTGGAACTGCATCAGGAATAGCATCCACAGTTCAAGACGCTAATTATACTGCTGGTAGTCTCGCAGCATCTCAGTGTCAATTTTTTATGGGTTACTGTTTGGAAGTCGTTGCCAAAAGAGGAATTTTGAGTGGGTTGAACTGCTCAAGCGCTCCTATTTTTGTTGAGAATTATCTTTCAGCAGCATCAACAAACGCTCATTTAGTATATGTAATGGCGATGATTGATTGTATATTTATACACGATGTTTCCAGCGGTGATATTAGTGTGAGGTTGTAAACCACCATTTAAAATATTATATCACCACTTAAACAATATAAAGATAAATACATAAATAATATATAATAATGAACTATAAGAATACTATTATATATAAAATAATCTGTAATGATGAAAATATTTGTGATTGTTATGTAGGACATACGACAGATTTTAAAACAAGAAAATATGCCCATAGAACAGAGTCAATAAAAAATAAATATAAATTATATGAGTTTATAAGAAATAACGGAGGATGGGAAAATTTTACCATGTTAGAAATTGAACTTTATCCCTGCGAAAATAAAACTGAAGCAAGAATACGAGAGAGATATTGGTATGAAACTTTAAATAGTAAATTAAATACAAATAAACCAATCTCAATAAAACAAGAACGAGATAAATGTTATAATGATACTCATAAGGAAGAACGAAAAATAAGAGACGAAAAAAATAGGGAACACAATAACGAAGTTAAAATGCAATATTATCATAATAATAAAGATAAAATTATAAATAGACAAAGTTATAAAGATAATGCTAAGAAGCAAAATAATAATCCAAAGCATAAAGAACCAATTATTTGTGAATGTGGATTAACTTATACATATAAGCATAAGGCAAGACATGAATCGTCAAAAAAACATAAAGATGGTTTATTAAGTTAAGTTGTATAGAAGTAAATTAATATATAAAGTTTTTCATAAAATTTTATACATTATAAATAATTCAAATACTTATTATTTAAAAAAATATGTCGACAAATTATATAGATGTATGATATACTTCCTTATACCTTAAAAAAAAGTGAAGAACTAAATGTGATTGTAAAACCGAGTAAATATTCAAAATATAAGATAGATATTTTCAATAAAGATGGTAAGTATCTTTTTTCAGGTGGAGATAAATCATATAGCGATTATCCTCATTACATGATTACAAATGGAAAGATGTATGCTGATGAGCGGCGTCGATTATATAATATTAGACATAAAAAAGAAATACAAAACCCATATAGTAAAGGATGGTATATAGCAAAACTTCTGTGGTAGATTTGTCGACAAATCTTGGTGAGATGGTTATTAATACTTTTCTGCACAAAATGAAAGTAAAATACCTAATAATAAGAATAAAAAAGATAATACATAATTTGTTAGTATATTTGTTGACAAATCT